TTATCTAGTCCCGAAATCTTTCCGCCAGTCGCGTCTGCCTTTCCTTCCATTTTTTCAAGTTCTTTATTGACTTCTCCGAACTTAGCAATAGCCTCATCTGCTATGGCTTTAATCTCGAAAATCGCTGGTGGTAAAAAAGACATAGCCATTACTTACCGCTAACTGATAGGTGCTTACGAACGATTAACGGCGCGACTACCTTAAACTTTGTAAACGCTGGCTTCATATAAGGAAATCCCGCCATAGCCGAAGTTCCTTTCCACGAAGCAGGTGCGTATTGACCGCCTAACTCTACCGCGCGACCATAGATAATAGTTGGACCAACAATGGCTTCGTACTTAGCAAAACCTTTACGAAACTTTTCGCCACGAATCGAACGGCGTAAGTTACCTGTTCGGTTCATAGGCGGTTGTCCTGCCGTAGCCTTCTGCCACGTACCGTCACTATTTTTTGGTCTACGTCCAACGATTTCTTCTTTAGCAAGTTGTATTAACGTAGTCATCATTTCGTCACGACAGGCTTCTGCGCTTTTATCTAAGTTACTTCCTGCCTTCTGTAACGCTTCTCTAACTTGACGTAGATTTTGCGTTATCATTTTCTATCCTTTTCACAGTTGCGGCAATAGCCATAAGCCAGTCGATTAGATTCGCAGGTTGCTCATCTACTTGCGTAGGTGTCCAACCAAACTCTTTAGCACAATAGTAATACTGCCATTCTTCGTCAGGATAACTAAACGCTTCGTGACGTTCTCCGCCTTCAAGTAACCACTTTAGGCGTTGGAGTTGTCGAAAGGGCTTTCGGTGTCCTGTTCTGTTTGCTCAGTTTTTCCGAGTGCTGGAAATAGAACTTTTTGTGCTTCTTTAGTTTCGTCTACTAGAAAATCGTAATCTGCCATTTCTAGTTCATCTAGCGATTCGAGCCTAATAGACGGGATAATCAAATCAAAAGACCACGATTCAACAAGTACCGCAATAATGCCGTCTGTTAAAGATAACGCTTGTACGATTCCCGTTTTATCGTTAGCATTAACATAGATTTTCTTACGGTCTTTTACTCGTAGTTCTTTAGGGTCACGTAGTGTTACTTCTGCTCCACTAGGTAGTTTTACTTTCTTTGACGCCATTTTCTTTCCTTCCGTTAGGTTTTACTTAGCCTTCCTTAGCCTTTACTTAATAAGGTGCTGACGGGTGGGAGCAGGGAAGGCGTCTGCTCAACCAACCCCGTCAGCACTACTTTTCAGAAACTATGCGTAAGTTCCTGAAGCCTTTGCGTTCTGTAGAACCCACTTAATAGGTGAGAATCCGCCAGAAGCACCTGCGTCTGTTGTATTCGCTTGTCCGTTAAGTTCTACGTTTACGGTTACGAAGTCTTCACCACGGTCATAAACTGCCGCAGTATAAGCACCCTTTGTAATCGTTGCTTGAATCTGTACCGCGCTAGCACCAGAACCGTATGCCCAGTTAAGAACGATAGCAGGTTGCGTATTGCTAATAAATCGAGTTAGTTCGGTATCTGCGGTCATTACAAACTTTAGGCTACCTGTAACTTCGAGCGCACCAAGAAATACTTGGTAAGGATTTTGTGTTTGGCTAATACCAAAAATCGGCGTTACGGCGCGCTTCATATCAATATTTCCTTCCATTGTGTAAGCAACGGCAGAACCGCCGATACTTACAGTACCCTGCCAAACAGGGGTAGGAAGAACTGTTGAGAACGAAGGTGTTGGTTGCGTAGCAACTGCGCTCGCCCAACCCATAGCCTTAGCGTCATACTCCAACATACCGTCAGCGTTAAACTTTAGAGAAAAATCGCTGAACTGGCACCCTGCGTATTCGCGCATATTTACGGCATAGAAGTCCGTAAAGGTATAAGAAATCGGTTGTGTATTTGTTGTAGCGGTTGTGCTATTGAGCAACGAAATCGTATGTGTATAAGGCGCGCTTGCTCCTGTTGTTGCTACTGCGCCCATAATACCTGCTAATCCATAACCAACGGTATCCGCGAATACTGCGCCACCGAAGTCTACGGTTGAAGTTCTACGACCCTGAATATAGTTGTAGTTAACAACGTTAGAACCGCGTAGCCCTGTATCAAATAACGGGTCAATAATATCTGCGGTCTTTAACGCGTCTTTGGCTACAGGGATAAAGTCTGTAGGTGTAACGGCAGTTCCCTTAGTTGTTTCTTTCGCAATACCAAGATAACTGCGTACTGATGTTTGTACTGTCATTTATTCACTCTCCTGCTTTTAAGTCTGACGCGGCAGACGGGGTTGGTGCTTGTGGTTTTGGTGCTACTTTCGCGCCAGCAGGAGTTACTTCTGCCGCACTAAAGTTATCAGGCGCGTCAAACTCTTCGTTTGGTTTCACCACGATTCCAAGCGAAGGGAACACGCGCTCATCTGTTCCGTTATATTTGTATTTCATTGTTCTCCTTATGCTTGAATCATTTCTGTTACGTCAAACTGTAGTTCCGCAAACGTTTCCGTTGCGCCTTCGTTAGACGTAGCAGGTTCGCCATAAACTCCATTAATCACGGGTTCTGCTCCTTGCCAGACTAGCGTACCTGTAGTATCGCCAAAGTTATGGTCAGAGCGTAACCGTGTCTTAATATTATCTATAAGTGTATCAAAATCCACCATAGCATTTTCCGC